TTTTTATTTGAAAATTAAATGTAACTAACAATATCTCTGAACTGCTTTCATGTGTATAGCATTTTATTTTTTCTGCTGTCTTGCTTAAATAACTTGCATCAAAACCCCTAACCTGATGAATTGTATTCCCTGTATGTAAATAATATTTTAAACTCTTTTTAATTTTTTCTTTCTGCGTTTCGGATTCTTTTCTTGTAACCTTAGTCATAATTCCGATTTCACAATCAATTAAATTGTGACTTGCCATTTTACTGGAATTCATATCCAATGGGTTTTCATCGCTTATTATTACATAAGCAAGTGGATATTCTGTTGATTGAATGTTATCGAGCTGAAGATCAACGAAATACGAATACACTGAATTAATATCTATGTAGTAATTATATCCGATATCTTTAATAGCGGCTAATTCACTGTTTAATTTCTCAAGTAATAATTCGTTAAATGATTTCGTTTCAGGCATTGTTATATATTTAATATTTTATACGGCTGCAATTCCTTTGTAACATATTCCATTAAATTCTTATCGCTTGTAAACGAAAGTCCACTGCTACCGGCAGCGTTCATATTCTTAGACGTTAATCCAAAACGGGAATCTCTAACATTTGAATTGTTGAAATCAATTGTTGCAAGATATTTGATACATTTTTTGAGATTACCCGGTACTGTTGTAACTGTGTAACCGTGATAATATTCAATGACGTTTATTCCCTTTCCAAAAGTGTAATTATTTGATAACAGTAATTTACCAGATTTCTTATTTACATGAATATCAGATGTTATGCCTTCAGGATTAGCCGCTATAATATCGGTTAAAACATTTTCAGAATTTAAATACTGAATCTTTGTAACTTTGTCGATTGGGAAATTAAGATACATAGATTGAACATTAGCATTATCGCTTAAATCCTTTTCAAACGTATCTAAGCAATAAGCTAATTTCTGATTGCATATATCCTCCGCACTGCTGACAGCTTCGTTAATTATGCCTTGCAGAAATTCATCTAAACTATTTTGTTCAGGTGATGTGCTTGCAGGCTTAATTTGTAACCAGTATTTAAATTCAGTTAATTCTATCATTGTTTTGAAAGGGGTGAGTTCACACCCCTTTATTTATTTTTTCTTTACGTCTTTAGGTTTCATTACCTTGTTTTCTTCGGTAATGTTTTCTTCTTCTTTCACTTTTTCAACATCGTAAGAAATAGCCTTAAATACTTCTTCGGGTATATCATATGTTAAAGGCTTATTTGTGTTCGGGTCTTCACCCGCTTTCAAATTATAGTTTAAATATGATACATTCCTTAATGCTTTTACTTTGACCATCAGATACCTCGAATTCTAACAACGGCTGTTGCTACAAGTGGAAGAGTTAGCGAATTCTCATTTGTCCCGATTTTCATGGGTACTTGCACGTAAGCACCTCCAATATTAGTCTGTACCCTCATAGTGCTGTCTGCGCCCTCCCAATAAACTCTAATTGCACCTAAATAATTTATATTAGGATAGTTTATTTCATAAGAACTCCAGTAACCCGCTACAAATACCTCTACAAGTATTGCCTGAAAGTTTCCTGCTGGCTTTGTAAACCAACGAGAGCCTGCATCAGTAGAACCTTCGATTGTAACAGTATCCTGAATTAAACTAATTGAGCTATTGAAATACTGTGCTTTACTTTCGTTTGTGATTGCAAATAATGCTATGAACATCATTACAATCATTATTAACTTTGTGAACTTCATTTTTTAATTCCTTTATACTTTAATTTTCAAATTCTGTTTTTTACAAACCCCCTGCACACTTAAAAGCAGGGGATTCGTTTCATAGATTATTAGTCTGTTGCACTTGTCTTAGCTACTGCATAAGCCGCTACCATACCCGGACTAAATGCATATCTCTTTATAAGCCTGATCGCTGTTGCATCGTTTTCGTTAAGATTAAAATCAGCACTGTTTACGGTAATCATACCGCTTGTTATTAAATCAACTCTACGTCTGCCAACGTCACCTAAGAATGAATTTTTCAGATTACCAAAAACAATATATGTCTTTGACGCACCGACTGATTCATCGGGAGCCTGAGTTATTTCTTTAATAGGTCTGTTGAGCAATGTCATCGTATTGAAATCAAATATCGGTTTCTTGCTTTCATCAAGAATATTCATGACTAACGATAATGCACCCGCTGATAAGTTCCATGTTGCACCTGCTCTGTATGCCTGATCAACACCTAACACCATTGCTACAAGATTCTTATAACCAATCTTTGCAGGGTCTGTTGTTAAGGTTGTTTCAACCTTACCAAAAGAATTTGAAGAATAAAACAGCCCGTTAAACGGACTTGTACCGACACCGAAACAAGCTGCATCAAGCGCCGTACCCTCTGCAATTGCTAACTGACCGTTAATAAAGGCACCCCACTCAGGAGTTGCATCTTCAAACAGTTCATTTGAGAACGGAACACTGGCACCCCATTTCTTTGGAGTTAATGTAATTGGAAGTATTGAGCCTTTACTCTGGACTATTGGCTCGGTTTCACCAATCCAAGAGCCTGACGGTCTTGTTCCGACATAAGGTAACGTAAGAACATTCCCTTTTGGCATAGGAATATTTGTAAACAAATTTAACGCCTGATTGTGAGTCGGGACTAGTTCTCTAATTGACCCGTCTGTTAACGCAGGGACTAATATTCCGCCGTCTGCGCTTGTTTGTTCCTGAGCAACTGCCGTAACTGCTTTTGCTTCAATTTCTTCAATCTTCTTTAGTGTTTCACGTGCCTTTTGAATTTCACTATCACTTGAAGCATTATCTTTCAGCACTCTTTGCGCTGAAAAAAACGCCGATGACTGATAGTCTTTATTTGTTGCTAACAATGTATCTTTTAAATCTGCGCTAACGGAATTAGCTTTTCCCAGTGCAACCAATTTCTTTTGTTCTTCAAGAATATCAATAAGTAACTGTTGATTTTTCTTTTCAGATTCTTTTTCCGCTTTTGCAACTGCTTCATCGATTGCATCCTGCATGGCTTTTTTTTCTTCTTCTGTCATTTTATAATTTCCTTTTTGATTTATATTTTATAAAGATTAGACTCTTTTAAACTTTTAGCTAACATCTCTTTAAATGTCTCCGCTTCAAATTTAACGTCTGATTTGTTTGATATATTTTTTATTATTTCTTCAATGTCTTTCTTATCTGCTTTTGCTGTGAGTAGTTCGTTCAATTCTTTTATTTTGTCATCATACGTTTTCAGTATTAAATTAAATTCAAGTCTTTCTTCTGTTTTTGTTATTACATTTTTATAATAATCTGATTTACAAACAGATTTTATAATGTCGATTGCATTTGTATTCATAGGTATTCCTGTTGAACTGTATTCAAGTAAATCCCATTTTAATATTTTTCTTAACTGTGAATTGCCGTCAGCCCATTCGCAGGCATCGGGTAAATTAAAACCGTCTGCACCTTTTTTAATTCTAAAACCTATACTCCAGTTATTAACGTGTCCGTCTCTATGCAAAATATATTCATCTTGAGCGACCTGTGTATCTGCAAATATAGATTTGCTTAGTATTCCGTGAGGGTCTGCCTTGTTATCGAATTTTAACCACGCACTATGACCGCCCTTTAATCCGTAATTATGGTCTATGAAAAATGTTTTTGTTTTCTCAAATTCAGTCCAGTCACATCCCGCCTGCATCATTATATCAAACCCTCTATCAACATCATCAGTAGATATTAAATGTGTTATAGACTTTTCGGTTTCGTTTACCGTCTGGTCTTTAACTTCAAAAAGATACCGCTCTGAATTACCTTTAACTAAATTGTCTATTTGTGTTTTATGAAGTTCCATATTTTTAATTATTTTGATTATCAGTTCCCGTGTCAACTGGGATTGCTGTTTGAACTTTATTAAAATAGTGAGTGTCCATCCCCTCGTCCGTGCTTGTATCGTAGTTATAAGCATCCCTTAATTCATTAGGCGTTATTGCTCCGCTATTTATTAGCAGTGTATTTGCCTTTATCTGTGTGTCCGGGTCTTCTTCAAGTGAGTAATCAAATTCAACTTCATATTCTTTACCAAAATTAGTTTTTACAAAACTGTTAATTTTTTCTTTTATAGGCTTCGCAAACGGAATAATAGTATTTTGCATAAATGAAATTAACATTGCGAATGCTACAGAGCGATTAACATTTTCAGTTGCTCCGAATATTGTCGGAGGTACTCTAAACATACTCCATATTTCATCTCTAATTTGTTTACGGCTGTTTACATAATCCATTTCTTTTGGAGTAGAATTTATCTGTTGATATTTTAAACCGCCTCCAACGAATGCAGTTTTACCTGCTTTATCAGTACCGCCGTATTTTTGTTTCCATTCGTGACCGTATCTGTCCATCTGGGTTTGAGTAAGGTCTTCAT